ATTTTTGTAGCATATAACCTACTATATAATACTTATGAATATAATGAAAGCGAGAATAGTATGGTTCCCGGAACGGTTATCATACATAGATTTTGACTCATTGCAAGACAAAATAGACTGGGACCAGGACCATTTAAATAATGTTCGTAAATATATGAAAGAAGACGGTTTATTATTTCCAGCTGTATTTAAAGATAATGAAATCCACTGTGGTCACTATCGATTTAAAGTAGCAAAAGAAATGGGTTATAATGGTATTGATGCGTATAAAGTTGATACATTTAAGGATGCTCTACATTTGACTAATTTCACTGAACTATGTTATAAGCATTATAAAGAATATAAAGATAAAAACTATGTATGAGTCATTAATAGAAGCGATTAAATTCCATGAAAATAATAAAGAAAATTGGATTGGTGAAGCACTAGCAGAATATAAACACGATATATTTAAATTAATAAAAGAAAATAATGTCAAAACCATTTTAGATTATGGTTGTGGTAAAGCAAAGTTTCATTCTATTTTATTTAATAATAAAAAAGTTCCAGGTTCTCCCATGGGAATAGAAATTTCTAAATATGATCCTGCTGTTGTTGAATATGCTAGTAAACCAAATGGAACATATGATTTAGTTTTATGTATTGATGTCATGGAACATATTCAAGAAGACAAAGTTGATGAAGTATTAAAAGATATTTTCAGTTATAGTAATAACGTATTTTTAACTATTACTTGTTATCCTGCAAATCAAGTTTTACTTAATGGTAAAAATGCACATTATACCATTAAAGAACCTGAATGGTGGCAAGAAAAATTAAAACCCTATGTTGGAAATTATACTGCAATACTACAAACTAAACGAGATAGAGGAGGCAAAAAAATAAATAAACATGATTAATTTTATACAAAAAAATAATAAATTAAGTGAAGTTAAATCTAGTATAAATATTACATATCCTAGAACTGTAAATATTATATTTGGAAATTATCCTTATCCCGAAGTCATTCATAATTTTATTATAGATATAAAAAATAATTTAGATCCTAAAATGGAAAACTATACAAATGTTAAAGGAGGAATGACAGATTGGAAACATTTTAATAATAATGATAATTTTAAAAATTTTATTTTTTATTTAATAAATACACATCAAACAACTCATCCTGAGATTTTTCAATATTTTTTAGATAAATACAAAATTAGTGATGCTTGGGGAAATGAAATAAAACCAAATGATAGTCTAAGTTATCATACACATCCTTGTTTCCATGGAATTTTATATTTATCAAAAGGTTGTGATTTACATTTACCAGAATTAAATTTAAAGTTAACACCAGAAGCTGGAGACTATTATATTTTTCCACCTTTTATATTACATGGTTTTCCAAAATCCGATGCAGATTTTAATAGATATAGTTTAGTTTTTAATTTATCAGGAGACAATCTTTTTAATTTTAATAAAAAAATAGAGGACAAATATGAACGAAAAAACAGTTAGTATAAATAATTTTATAGGTGTATATGATAATTACATCACTAAAGAAGAATGTAATAAAGCTATCAAATTGTTTGAAGAACATAATAAATTTAATAATACCCTCAATAGATTAGATGGAGAGGGGGCACCTGTGACACATAAACAAGATCAACAATTTTTTGCAAAACCTAATGAGATAGAAATTTGGTGGAAACAACTTGATACATTAATCATTAATTTTGACCTAGCATTAAAACATTATTTAGATAACGTTGGGATTAGACCAAGTTATCAAAATTTTTTATATACTGGTTTAAAAATTCAAAAAACTTTACCAACAGAAGGGTATCATGTTTGGCACATAGAACATGGTTCAGATTATGATACTGCATCAAGAATTTTAGTATTTAGTGTTTATTTAAATGATGTTGAGGATGGTGGAGAAACAGAATTTTTAAATTTTTCAAAAAGAGTAAAACCTAAAACAGGTAGAATAGTTATATGGCCTGCTAGTTTTCCATATTTACACAGGGGTAATCCACCTATATCTGGTGAAAAATATTTATTAACATCTTGGATAATGTCAAGATAATGACATTTGATTATAAAATCACTGATCTTAAATTCCATATAGATAAATTAGTTCCAAAAGAAGTATGTAAATATTTTATAAATATTTATGAAAATAATTCTAAATATGAATGTTTAGAAAATAGTTATAAATATGAAACTAAAAAAAGTGAACAAGACAATTTTAAATGTATAAATTTAACTACATTGGCTATGGAAAATAAAAATTTTATTGAACCTTTAGAAATAGCAAAAAAATATATCAACATAATGATTACTAATTATGTATTAAATATACAGAAAAACATATGTTCTACATTTGATAGTTTTAATATTAAAAATTCATTTAATATACGTATTTTAAAATATGAAAAAGGACAATGTATAAAAGATCATACTGATGTTGGAGGTACAATAAGAGCTTCTTGTACTTTAAATTTAAATGAAGATTATGAAGGTGGTGAATTTAGGTTTTTTAATGGTAGAATAAAACATTCTTTTAAAACAGGTGATGGCATGATATTTCCAGCGGAACCTATTTGGATTCATGGAACTGAGCCAATTATAAAAGGTGTTAGATATTCTATCAATTGTTTTTTACAAAACTAAATGAACTTAGTATATCAAATACCAAACAAATTATATTATATAAATAATTTTTTAGATTATAACACATATAAAAAATTACATTATGATGTCTTTAGAAATAAACTATTAGAATTAAAAACTACAAAAGATGTTTGGCAAGAACCATTAAAACATGGTCATAAAAATTATGTTGAAAAACTTCATTTAGATAATAAAAATAAATGTTTACAAAAAATTAAAATATTATTAGAAACCAATCCTTTTCATAAAGTTAAAATTAAAAATTTTAATCCCTTAATTCATTCAATGAAAGATGGTTCAGGTATAAATTGGCACCATGATGGTGTGCATGCTTATGGAATAACTTACTATTTAAATCGTAGATGGAATGATAAATTTGGTGGTGAATTTTTGTTTAAAGATGAATTTTCAAATGGATTTATTCCTTTAATTGGTAATTCTTTAGTAATATTAAAAGCTCCTTTTCTCCATAAAGTTTCTCCTGTTCAAAAACCAACAGTTCCTAGAAAAACAATACAAATTTTTATTAAAAATTATGAAGAATAAGATGTAGGTCTTGCACCTAGTCTAGCTATTTTTTGAGCTTCAGTTTCTTCTAATACATTACCATCAATATCATGAAGACCATTAGAATCCCATTCAGCTTGTAATCTAGTTAAATGAGCTGAATCCCATTTTGTAATAAAATCTTGAAAAGCACCTAAATTTGCATCTGCAAAAGATGAATGAGGTGTCGTATCTCTGTATTCTACTTCATCTGAAGTAGGAGTGATACCATATTGAATTGCCCAAACATTAGCATATTTTGATTGAGACCAAAAAACATCATCATCAATTGTATAACCAGTTCCTGCTTCAACACCTACATTTTTTATTATGTTTTTGTCTTCAAATATTACTGTCCAATTTCCTATTGCCATATTTCCTCTACGTTTTAATTATGTATATTATTGTTAAATAAGGTTGAATAACAGAAGTTGCATTACCTGCAAAATTTCCACTAAAGTTTGCACTCATGTTGTGTGAGTGACCACCGCCTGAACCTGTAGGATTGTTAAAATTTCCTTGTGAACTAGGAGCATTAAATTGTTGTACGCTGACTCTAGCTCCGGATGCCATTGGGTTTCCCATACTATCCTGAAAATTGTTTCCATGAGTGTGAGCAGCAAGTTGTGCTGTTGATAAAGTAGCATTTGCTGTTGAACCGGCAACGTTTCCTGAAATGTTTCCACCTGAAGTAACAGTATTTGCTCCACCAGTTGATGCTAAATTTTTAGTTCCTGATTTTCCAACTGCTACGTTATCCTGTAAATCTGGTACATTGAAAGTTGTTGAACCATTACCTGCACCATAAGTTGTACCTACAATTGCAAATAAATTTGCATATGTAGTTCTTGATACAGCTGATCCATCACATTCTAAAAAACCAGATGGTACAGATGAATCTGACCATGGTACAATAGTTGCGGTTGGAATACCTTCAATACCTGTAAGGTTTGCACCATCAAAATCGTATCTAGTTGCTTCGTAGTTTGCCATCTATTATTTCTC